CGTATGTCATCGAGTTCGCGCCCGCCAAAGTGACCGAGGTGGACAATCCGGGAGTGTTGGCGATACCAAGCGGCTGACCTGCGTAGCCAGTGCCAGAGGTGGCCGCCAGATCCTTGGCGATTGCTAGTACGCGCATCAAATCTTCGCGAACGAACGATTCAACGTCAGGCGTGGATTGAGCGAGCAACTGGAAGGTAAAGGCGGTTGCGGCGGCGAGGCGATGAGGGGTCAAACTCACCTGCCCGACGGTCTGATTCGATTCGGCAATGGTAGCGTTTTCGCTGAGCCAAGAAGCCGTTGCCCCGCCAGTCTGCGAGGGGATGGAGAGGTTGCCTTTCAACCCGCTGATCGTCCGAGCGCCCATTGCCACGGTATACATCTGGTTGCGGAGGAGTTCGATAAGGGATTGCCCTTGGAATCCAGTTTCGACGAGCGCACCGGCGGCGGAGAACACGTTGGAGGCCAACGCCCGCTTGTGGGTCATCACATCCTGCGGGATGAAGAACCCTTGAGTTTCGCGCCCCGTCAATTTCGCGACGGTGTCGGAAACTTCTTTTTCCAAGCCCGTGAGCTTGCCGTGAGCCGCGCCGGAAAGAGCGCGAACGAGCGAGTAGTCGCCGAGGTTGCGGGCGCTCATGCCAATTCCCTTGTCCTCTGCGCTGACGCGGGTCACGCCTTCAAACGCGTCAAGAGCTTCGTGGCGGAACGCTTCGAAGTCAGCTTCGCCAGTCTTGTGTTTTGCGCCGATTTCAGCGGCGGCCTTCTGCCACTGTGGGTGCTTCAAGGAAGCGGTGAAGTCGTCGATTTTCTTGCAACGGCTTTTGAATTCGGCGACGGCGAGATTCCGTTCGCTGGTTGGGTCGATGGTGATTTCCATTTTAGGTTTTGTTGTTGGTTGGAGATTCGTTGGAGTTGTAATTTGAGATTGGGATTCAAGAATTTGATTCGCAACCCCCAGTTTTTTGATGAAGGAAACTTGCTTGTCCTCATCGCCTTGCAAGGATCGGAAGCGCCCCATGCCAACGGTCGTATCGGCAGGGATGGTGACCATGGAAGCTTCGTGAACCCGGAACTTGAACTTGAAGACTGGGGTGCCATCGATCTCTCCAATCTGCTCGCCGTCATCCATGATTTCGTAGCCAATCGACGTGTCCTTAAGGATGCCTTCCTTCATGCGTTGGGCGTAGGAAGCGACGTCGGGCGCGCTTGAGATTTTGGCGTCAACGTAGGTGCGCCCGTCAACGATCTTCGGGTTGCTGACCGTGCCGATTTGAATGTTGCGGTCGTGGTTGAAAAGGAGGGCGGCACCGTTGCTTAGGCGAGTGTAATCCATCATTCCAGGTGAGTGGTCGAGCACCTCGTAATAGTCGCCCTCCATCGATCCGCGTTGATAGGGGATGTCTGAACAAATAGAGAGTGTCATCAGCCCCGAGTCGTCGGTGGATGCCATGCCTGCGCGGTATTGAGTTGTCGTCGGTGATTTCATTTTTTTTGGGTTTTGGATTTTCTCTGCTTGGCGTGCGAACCATTCGCGGGCGGGTGCGGGGTTGAGCGGGTTAATGCCCCACAAGTAATGAGCAACCGCCCCCGCCCCCGGCCATTCGGGGTCGTCGGCGTTGTTATTTTTCCCTGCTTCGAGGTCTACCGCGTGACGCGCCCCCCATGCGTTCGCCTTCACGATTTTCTCGTCACTCACCTCGCCCGCGGCCATGCGTCGCGCGGCGTCTTTGGTGCCTTCGGTAAGCCCGTCGCCACCGTAGCCATCGGCGAGTAATTCCAGCCCGCGCTTGGCGGCGGAGATGATGTAATCGGGAGGCTTCATCGGGTGACGAGTTGCACGGGGTCGCGGTTGACGATCGGCTTCGGCGTTGGCTTTCGGCGGTTCATGCGCGGGATTTAGCGGCGGCGATTGCTTGCGCCATTTCTTCCTCGTCATCCTCCTCATCTTCCTCGTCTTCATCCTCTTCGTCAGGCTTCGCCGCGGGCATCTGCGGGGGTGGATAGGCGACGGTGAGTTGTGGGTTGATGCCTAGCTGTTCCTGAAGCATCAACTCTTCCGCGCGCTCAAAAGCGATCTCCTCGAAGTCGGCTCCTTTGTCTGCACATTCGCGGCTCAAACTGCTCATGTGATTTGCCACGCGGAGCGCCGCGGCGGTTGCTTCTTTCCCCTCGTCCACCCCTTGCCACCTTCGCCCTTGGAAGACTGCCGCGCTAAATTTGTCGAACTTTGCGAGAGGAAGCGGGATTGCGCCAGTGGTCAGCGACATTTCAAGCCACGCCTCGAAAATTGGACGCTCAGCGTAGTCGATGTCGAAGGTTTGGATGAGTTTGAAAAGCTCGTTGCTGTCGAGCTTCTGAAGGCGCCCCGCGCTGAAGTTGATCGCTTCGTAATCATTCGCCATCGTAGAGTAATTTGCGCCGGGCATCCCCGCGCATTGACTCCGAACCATCGCTTTCCGAAACTCGCCGAAGTTGCCGTTCGGGTGGGTGGGGTCGATCGCCTGATACTTCACCCCCCAAGGAAGCGCGCCGATGTCGCCCGGCCCCATCTGCTGATTCGGCAAGCCGTTGCGCGGATCCACGGTGAAGCCTGCATTTCCCCCTTCGGGGAGCACGTCCGAATAAAGCCACCCCGTTTTCGTCGCCTGCTGACGAGCGGCGACCACCTCGGCAAGCTCGTATTGGTCGAGCTGGCGAGCCTTGGGAATCGTCGTCGCAACCCACGGGGCCGGGCGCGTTGAGTCGCTGTCTACGGGGCGGGCGTAGTGGATGATTTCGCGGGCGGGGATGCGGTCATGGAGCCCGTTATTGATTGCGCCGAAACCGAATGTGCCGGCGATCGTAAACTGCCAATCGTTGGGCTGACGGCGGATGAAATAATAAGCCACCGCCTTTCCAAGCCCCCAGCTTGAGCTCTCGTATTCAATGCCCATTCGCACGACGTTGCCATTGGCGAGCGTCCCATTCATCAGGCGGTCACACCATTCCGCGTTAATCATCTGAAGCGAGAAGCCGAACTTGTTCACGCGCGGATCGCGAATCATGCGGATGAAAAAGTCGCCGTCTCGAACCGCTGAAATTAGGCGAAGCTGGCGCATCGTTTTGTAGTTGCGCGTCCCCCTTGTGTCGCAGTATTCCGCGCGTTGCCACTCCGCCCATTTCTTTTCGATGAGTTGACGGGCAAACACGTCGGGCTCGCCAACTTTCACCTGCGCCCTGCTTGAACCATTGGTGCCGATCCACGGGCGGTTTGTTGGGTGGAATGGGTTGCCACTACGCTCGGCGGCGTGAGCGCGCACGCGGTCAATTCGGGCGTCGTAGGCGCGAAGCGTTGCCTTCTCTCCGGCGTTCTGAACGATCCTGTCCTCCTGCTCTTTTACGCGACTCCGAAGCATGATGCCTTCGCTACCGAAAACGTTCGCCCACAGCGTTTCGCGGTAGGCTTGGTAGAGCGGGTTGCTTCGGAAAAGATCGCGAACGCGGGAGGTCAACGCCCACGCGTTCTGCCACATATCGGCATCTTCGCCGATCTGACTTACGGGCCAATCGCCATTGATACCACCGCCCACCGAAGCGAGTTCGCGGAACCCTCGCTCCCCTGTTTTGTTCCCGCCTTTTTTGCTGAAGATCTTTGTAAAAATGTTCATCGGGCGTAGTAGGTGGGGTCGAGGTTGTTAGCTGGCACGAACGAAAGCGTGATGCGGTTGCTCGTCGTGGATCCGCGCGCGGCGTTGTCGGCGGCGGTTTCGCGGATCACGGTCGCCTGCCAGAAGCTGAGTTGCTCTTGGTAGTCCTTGATCGCCCCGCGCGAGAAACTTTGCCCGTTGAAGCTGACGCTTTGCTTTGTCGTCGCGCTGAACTCGGCGAGGATGGTTTGCAGGCGAGTAACTTGCGCCTGGGCGAAGGATGGGGTTGCGGTGGCGGAGAGGTTGGCCAACACATTTATCGTGCCCTGCTTTGCGGTGTAGCGGGTCGCTCCGCTCGTCGCATAGATGGCATAGGTGTAAGCGCCTGCGGTGATCGCGGCGGTCACGGTGGCGGTGAGCGTGAACAGGAAGAGCGCGCCCGAAGTCGTGGCGGTGATCGTGGTTGCGGCGGCGACTCGGTTGTTTAAGACGAGGGTGGCAACGTAGGTGCCGGGCGCGTAGTCGGCGAAGGCTTCGGTGAAAATTACGGTGTCCCCTGCTTCGAACTGCATTGGGATTCCGGCGAGTGGATCGGGCATTGTGCATTGAGTTTCGCCACCCCCGCAAAGATTGGCAACCCGCACACAAAAAACGCCCCACCGAATTGCTTCGATGGGGCGTTGGGTTGAGAGAGGGAGTTTAGTTTAAATTTGTCAGCTTCATCAGGTTTTTCGCCTTCGATCTTGATCGCGTTCCGATTGACCTGATGTCAGCCATTATTTCCTCAAAGTCATCATCACTCGGCGCGTCATAGAATCCGATTGGGCGTTCAACAAGGATCCACCCGTAATCGCATTCGCCGACTTCCTCAAAGAAAAACAGCAAGTGATACAACGTTTCCCCCGTTAGTTTCCCGTTCACAAACGCTACGATGTAGGGTTTGCAGGCTTTTGCATCCGAGTCCAAAAGAGCCGAGTCAACCCCATCCATAAATAAATGCACACCTTCAGGGATGTCATATTTCTTCCTTAGCTGAGTCTTTTTTTCCTCTTCTGGGTATTCATCTCTTTCAACCTCCTCATCGATAGGGTGCTGAAGCCAGTGCAGTTCAATGTCTTCGATATAATCCCTCTGCGCCTTCGCCACGCGCATCAGGCGATCCTGAATCTGTGCAACAACGATTTGAATTTCAGTCTTTGTAAGCTCGCGATTAGCCTGATTGGTTTGGGTTGTGGTTTCCATTCTTTTAGTTCTTCTCCTTGGTTGTGGTCATAAGTTGTTTCGTCCTCGCCTTCTGTCTCGGTGAGTGTTCGCGATTCGGTAGATTCGACCTTGCCGTTGAGGTCGTAGATTTCGCGGTCATAAATTGATCCGTGGAAGACGCCGTTGCCCGCGAGGTCTAGCACCGTGCATTCCTGCTTGCCGGGGGCGTTTCGAGTTCCTCTCCCGATCATCTGCTTCCATAGGCACCGGCTCAAAGTGTGGCGGTTCAGAACAATCAAATCCACGTCGGGAACGTCGACGCCTTCGGTGAAGATAGTGTGGTTGCAGATGATCTTTAGCTTTCCTTTCGCAAATCCCTTGAAGAGTTGCCCCCGTTTTTCTGGGTCTGTCATCCCGTCAATGCTGGCAGATTTTATTCCTGCGGCGGTGAGGAGTTGCGCGAGTTCCTTTGCCTCATCCACTGATCGGCAAAAGACAATCCCCTTGGTGAATTCGGTTTTGGCAATTCGGCTTGCCGCGGCATCAGGAGACCACGCCGCCGTGTGTTCTGATTTTGGAATGTAGACGCGGGCCCGACAAAGCGTGCCGTCTTCGGTGAGGTCGTAGGTGTCTGGCCCGTGGATGATCTTGGTGAATCCGCATGACCCAAGCCCAACGCCATCCAGCCGATACGGGGTTGCGGTGAGAGCAATAATCTTTGCCGAAGGGTGGTCTTCGAGGATTTGCCGATACTGATCCGCGCAAACGTGGTGCCCCTCGTCGATGATGATATTCTGGTATTCGCCAAAGATTTTCCGTTGCACTAGGGACACTCTGAGGTTTGTCCCGTATTCATGCACCTGCTTTTCAAGCTCCTTTCGGTGCGTCACCCAAGCCGTTTTCCCTTGCAGGTTGGGAAGGATTCCGTGGATGGCGATCACGGTTTTCCCTGATCCTGTCGGGCAAGCCACAACCACCCGCGAGTGAGTTTGTAAGGCGATCAAGGTGGAGGCGACTATCGTTTTTTGATACTCGCGGAGTTCTATAGGCTTTGTCATAAGCGGTCAAAGTTTGCCAATTTACTGCCTGCCCTGCAATGAATTAATTTTAAAGCCCCCACCCGCCACCCCGCATAACTGCCGCCGTCTGAGGAGGTGCCACCGCGTTGATCGGTTGCTGATTCTCAAGCTCGTCTTCTAGCGCGTCCATATTGCGAGGGTGCAGGCGGAAGGCGGCGAGGTTGCCAACTTCGATGTCGATCGCTTCGTTTCGCGCCTGCTTCGCGTTGAGATATTTTCGCACCTCCTCCCCGCGCTCGTAGCTGATCGCCACCGTTTCAACCGTCAACTGCTGGCAATATTCTTCGCCGAATCGCTGGTTGAAGTGCATGATGCCTTCGGGCGTCTCGCCGTCTTTTGCCTTCACCTTGAGTCGCTCGTAGATGCGATCTTTCGCCTCCCACGTGCCGATGTGGTAGCCTTTAAGGTTGCGGGCAACGGTCTTCCATTTGCGATCAATGATCGGGTGGTTGGCTTGCCCGACGCCCTTGCTCGCCCGACATTTTCCGCTCACCCCCGGCATTGGGTTCGTGGAAAGCTCCTGCATGAATCGGTAAACATCTTCGGCGAAGTGTCCGCCGTCAACGAGCGCCATGCCAAGGGTGAGATACCCGCCGCCTTCGCGGGGAAACTTGCGACTGAGTTGCTTGCGCAAAGATTTCCAAACGTCTGCCATCCGCACGTGGCCATCAAGCACGACGTGATCGAGCCCCCAGCTTTCTTCATTCCTTCCCCACGCCCGCCACCCGCATTCGAGGCGGTTTAGCTGGACGTCAACGAACGCGGTGAGGAAGAGCGCGTCACGCGGTGCGTCGGTGTAGTGTTCGCGGGCTTCGTAAATCTCCCGCCACTCCGGCGGCTTCTCGCTGTCTTCTGTCGGATCCCACGGCTCCGCGTCGACGGTGTTGACAAGCACGCGCATCGAGCGCCGCGGGTTGTCGCTTTGCTTCGCGTCGATCTCCTGTTGAGCGATACATTGAAGCCACCCGCCCGCGTATTTTTTCTCATCTACGGGGTGAGGCCAGAGGAGCGCGTTCGCCTGATAGCCACGCTTGCCACGGAAGGCGTTGCGTGGTCGCCAGTTGTCGTAACCTTGGCGGTGAGCCATATCGTAGCGTTGGCGGTCGGTGAGCATCGCCGAGCAACGCGGGCACTCGAGGCGGGCACCTTCTGGGGATGCGATGTCATAGCGGAGTTGATTGCGATGCATCACGAACGGCTCCCCCCCACACTCCACGCACGTCGAGTGCCACTCGTTGTGGTCTGAGTCTTTGAGCCGCGCGTTGATTCTGCTCAACCCCTGCACCGAAGGGTAGGATGAAAAAACGCGGATGGTGTCGGGGTATTCGTCGCCGCGCTTGTTGAAAATTGCGAGCTGGTCGCCTTCGTCGGTTTGCTCGCTGCCGATGGCGTCAATCTCGTCTGCGTAGAGGAACGATCCTTTTGCGCGTCGCATATCACCTGGGGAGTTGGCGCCGAAGATGTCGATGAGCCCGCCGGGAAACTCCTTGTGCAAAAGGGTGTTGCTCGTGATGCGTTTACCCGTGGCGTTGCCGAGGTAGCTGAGAGCGGGCGTGCAGTTCAGCAGCTCCCCGCAAAGGTTGTCTTTGCTCCACTTCTCCCCTTGCCCGTTCGTTGGCCATAGCGAGAGGATGCGCCGCGGTGCTTGGTCGATCGCGTAGCCGATGGCGAGGAGGATCACTGTTGACTTGAGCCCACGGGAGAAAAGTTGCATCGATGTTTCGATGGAGTTGGGGTCGAAGATGGATTTGAACATCGCGCGGGTGTAGGGGGCGAACTCCCAGCGAAACCGTCCGCCGGTGGGGAGTCGGTAAATGTCCTGCGCCCACTCCTCCGGTGGGATGAGCGAAGAAAACGCGTAGCAACGCGCCGCGATGCGGGCACGAAGCTCCACCGCTGAGGAGCGAGAGATTGCGCGGATCTCGTGCGGGCGGATGGTGGTGGCGTTGCTCATGTGAAACATCCTCCGCTAGAGCAGGCTCGGTCGAATAGGTCTTCTGGCAAAGTGAAATCCACTTCACCGAGTGGCTTACATGATTGATGGAAGAAACAAAACGGGTCTTTTTCTTGAATTTCTCTTTCAAGGTCACACGCCATCGCAAACTCTAGCGGGTAATTTTCCTTCAAATCTCGCCACTCAGAATCGTTGTGATTAGGGCACATATAGCACGACGAACGAGGAGGGGTTGGCCATCCCATTGACTCCACCAATGAGATTGCTTCTCGGCGATTCATCGGCACATCGTGGATAAGTGGCAAGCGAATCAGTCCCGCCTGAAAGTCTTCCCCTGCAATCATCCTAATCGCTCGCCTCGCCTCATCTAATGAAAATCCTATCCAATATTTTTGTTGGTTAACTGCAATATTGAAAACTTCCCTTAAATGTCGATGCATTGGCATTACTTTCCATTTGCTTGAGCAAAACCCCGGAAATTTTCCTACGCTTCCATTTTTGTTGGTGAATGCTGGAATTAGCAGGGTGTTGCCATTGTGCGAGTAATGTTCGCCACTCGGCGATGGGTTGCTCCACTCGCTATGCTTGATCCGAATCACCTCCAATCCCACCCCTCTAAGTGCTGGACGAATCACCGCGTCGAGATAATCCCATGTCGAAGATTTCTCTCTGCCAGTGTCGCAGATTACAACCAAATCAGGTTTCGGTAATCTCCCCTGCACAATTAGTGCAGTGATCGCCGCCGATTGAGTTCCGCCGCCATTGGAAAAAATTTCGATCATTCCTCGTCGTCTTCGTCATCGTCTGCTTCGGCGGGCGGGGTGGTGACGAGCGGAGCGACAACGGGCACTTCGGCGGCGGTCACTTGCTGATGCCACGCGCGGAGGGTTGGCCCGACTTGCCGAAGCTCGCCGAAGATGTCGCTGAGCGCCTCCTCATCGAGCGTCTTGTTTCGCCTGCTCTTGAGGATCCCCGCGATATTAGAGTGCAGGCGCTCGTCGATTTCTTCGATGAGGTCGAGCGGGATTCGGGTGCGGGCTGTGACCTCCATGTTTAGGCGAATCTCGTCGTGGCGGGCCACGTTGAGCGCGCGGCGGGTTGCCTTGTCGTCGTCCTCATTCGATGCGGTGCCAGCTTGGTCGCGCCTGTCGCGCAGGTAGCGGATGTATGCCACCGCGTTTTTTAGGGGCGAGTAACGCCCGCGCTCTTCGCGGAAAAGCACGCCTTCGCTCACGAGCTGGTTCATGCGGCGCGTGGTCATGTCAAGCAGGCGCGCCATGCGGTCGGAGGGCCACGTTAGCGGGTCGGGGGTTGGGCTACTCATTTGCTCGCGCCTCAATTATCCACCCTGCAAACTCTCCAAGCTGGAAGAATTGCTTTGCGTATGGTGAAAGAATTAGTGGGTCGATCGGTCGTTGATAGCCAGCAAGGGAGAGTTCTTTTTCAATGACAGCTTCCGCGTTCGCACCTGCGTCCATCTTCATTTGCATTGTAAGCCTTCTGGCAACTGTCCCGTAATACCCAGAAGGCGTGTGGATTTTATCGATAATGATCATGCACCCTCCGGGCTTTATTAGTTGAATAAGTCGATGAATCAATTTTCCTCTTCTTGCGATTGGGATGAACATCAAGACAAGGAAAACAACGCCAAAGTCAAACGGCTGGAAGTCAAATTCAGTGACGTCTGCGGTGATAATTTCCCCGCCTCCTGTGTATTGCTTGACCATCTCCTTGCTTTCCTCAATCGCAATCAGTGAAGCCTTCCTTGATTCAATCACCTCGCGAAGAGCGTTGCCGATGTTTCCCGTTGAAGCTCCGATGTCGTAGATAATTCCGCCGTTTGGGATGTAGTGACGACCGAAGTGAACGACCGCTTGCGTCATCAAATCATACCACGGCAACTGCTCGCGAACATGATCGTTAAATCCTTTGGCAATGCCATCGTCTTTAAATGTCCAGTTCTTTGGGATCTTCATTGCTTGCTTAGGATCCTATCGCGGATTGTCGCTGCGACGTGGCTCATCATCACGGGCGGAACGGCGCGACCTAGTCGCTCCCATTGTTGGGCGTAAGTGCCGAGAAGAATAAAGTCGTCAGGGAAGGCGCAAATGCGGCGAAGCTCGGCGATGGTGAACTTGCGCTTTTCAATCTCTGCTGAATCAGTATTTGATTCGACCATTACGCAATCATTTCGTTTTGCCCCAATGCCTAGAGTGGTAACAGATGGCGAAGGGGTGTTTGTAAAAACTCGGTCTGGTTCATTGAAAACCTTACTTTGCCTTGCATCCATTATCCATGGTAAAGCATCCCGCACCGAATACCGATAAGCCAACGGCTTTGGGTGGGCTGGCTCAAGGTTAAGGTCTTCCCGCACGCCGATAAAGATCGTCCGTTGCCTCTGCTGAGGAACGCCCAACCATTGAGCGTCAAGCACCCGGCAGGTCACTCGGTAGCCACTCGCTTTCAGCGCGGCAAGAATCTCGAGGAAGTAGCCTTTCGCCGTTCCCTTGACGAGTCCGCTGACGTTCTCGGCAACGAACACCTTCGGTTGAATCCCTTTTAAAAGTCTGACATATTCGTAAAATAAATCATCAGTGCGCTGGGTTTTGTCGCTGTATTTCTTTACTTTTCCCCATCCGGCCTCTCGTTTGCCTGCGGTCGAGAAGGAAGCACAAGGCGGAGAACCATCAAGCAAATCAAGTTGCCCTGATTTCATCCCTAGTGCGTTCAACACTTCCTCTGGTTTTACTGTGCGAATGTCTCGGCAATCTAAGATCGTATCTGGGTGATTGGCTCGGTAGGTGGCTTGAGCGGCTTCGATAAACTCCGAAGCCCACACTACCTTGAACCCTGCCATTTTGTATCCAAGGGAAGAACCTCCACACCCGCTGAAAGTGGACGCAACTGTGAACCCGTTCCACGGGATCTCTTTAATCTCGCTCATCAACGGGACGCGGTAGGGTGGTTTGTTTGTGTCTAGTTTGCTCATAGGTTTTCCGTCGTCTTCAATCCAATATTGTGAAGTATTGCCCCCCCCTAATCCTCCCGCCATTATTGTTGGCGATGGTTGGTCAAATGATGTTTTGCCCTGCGCTTGTAATCCTGTGCCGCTTCGCATTAACCATATCATTCGCTCACTCCTTCTTCTTCCGCCTCAACCATCTTCCCCCCGCTCCACTGGTAGCCACACTTCGGGCATTGGTGTTCTGTTTCGATATTCTCATCGACCGCAGGGAAGTCTTCGGGCGCGTCGGGTTGCTTAGGCGCTGCCATCAACTCCTCCAGCGCGTCCATGTCGAAGCCTGTCAGATCCATGTCAAGCCCCCCAGCGTCAAGCTCGCCGAGCAAGTCTGCAATCATCCCCCGATCAGCGTCAGCAAGCTCGGCAATGCGGTTGTCTGCGACAAGGTGCGCCCATTCGTCGGCCTCGGTCGCAAAGTCTTGCTCATCAATTGGCACCTGCTCAACTTGGAGGAGGAGAGCCGCCGCCAATCTTCCGTGGCCGGTGACGATAAACCCGCTTCGCTTGCTCACCGTGATCGGCGCGCGCCACCCTTGGTGCCGAATCACTTTTGCGAGGAGCGCGACCTGCTTATCTGAGTGTTTATTCGGGTTGCGGGGGTTGGCGACGAGCGAAGTCACGTCCGCTAGGCGTGCGTAAGAGCAGTGGATTGCGATCGTGGAGGCGGTGGTTGGCTTCGGTTTAGGCATGGGGACGGGTTGTGGATTTATTTTAGAAAGGAAGCGAGGTTTTTTTATGGTTTTTCATAGCTAGGAGAGAAGTGGAAAATGGAACC